CGACACCATCGTCATGGACGATGTTCTCGTACTGGTCGTAGACCTTGCCACTCTGCATGTCCACGAATGGAATGTCCTTGGCGAAGGCCACGCCCTTGAGTACCTCGTTGGTCAGGATGGGAGACTGAGTCGGGGATCCGGTAGGAGCCCACACACCGCCCATAATGATGTCAACGTTCGGAACCTGAGATCGAATGATGTCGACAGTCAGGGATGCTGCCGCCTTGATGGCGGACAGCGACTCAGGATCAATCGTCTGATCGTTGTAGCCTGCCCACATGATGACTACGTCAGGCTCGTAGGTGACCACATCTCGCTGTGCACGGTTAGGGAGAGTGGTGAACGTGCCTGGCGTGATGTAGCCAGTCGATCCACGACTCTGATCCCACGTGTCTCTCGCCCCGATCAGTCGGCCGAAACGCTTGAGCCAAGTTCCCTGGCCAGCTCCAGTATTCTGAGCTGATCCGTCAGTGATAGAGTCTCCGAACCCCATGACTCGGGGTCCACGCAGTAGCGTGGGCCAAACCGTATCGCCGGGAGATGTGAACACTCCGCCGAAAGGCATGGTAGTAACTTCAAAACGGATCCGCCAAACATCAACAGAGCCAAGATCCACCTTCAGTACGTTGGAGGAGCCCACACCCGGAGGGCCGGGGACGGCCTGCGTTGTGTCGGTAACTTTGCGATCGTTGATGTAGAGACGATACTGCGTTGCGGTGCTGATGTACTTGTACTTCAGTTCGAACGTCTGACCATGGAAGTAGAACTCGTACGAGTGGTGAGCCTGCCCCGACGCGTACGTGTTTGGGTAGCGACTGAGTGGCAGGTTGAAGTTCACGTCAGGGACGCCCACACCATTGGTGTAGTCGCCCGCACCCAGATAGGTGAAGTAGCCGCGACGGTCTCCACCGGAGATCGGAACGGGGTCAGGTCGCCAAGCCACCCCCGATGGGATCGTGGTGTTGGCAGACTGGGTGTTGGTGATGAGAGGTGCTGTACCTGTATACAGACCCTCACTGGATCCGAGCGCAATGTCTGGCGTCGGATCGAAGATGTTGCCGGTGTCATAGTTGATGGCGGTAGACATCGCTCTCCTACACTGGTACGAAGTTAGCAGCAGTGGCCACACCGGAGTTGATGAGATCAACTCGAACGGTGTCGTCTACGATGTGTTCGTATCCGCCACGGAAGTAGTGAAGGCCAGCGTCGAGCGTGTCACGCTCGTCGGTGTATGAGTCATACCGAGTCTCTTCATACTGGCCTGGTGAGATCTCTACAGTGGAAATCCCCCGAGTGAGCCGATAGCGCTCCATCAGGGGATTCCATGCAAAGGGGGCCTCATCGACCGTGTTCGTGGTGTACGTCCAGTTGGCCATGAGGCCCCCTTCTAGTGTTTAGTACAGCGCCAGCGCAATCCAGACGTCACCCGTGTTGATGAGCATCGCCCCATGGAAGGCGGAAGCCGCCAGAGCCAGGGTCGTGGCACCGTTGATGGTGTCAGCCGCATCGAACGGAGTGATCGTAATGGCGTTGGCTCCGGCATCCTTGGTGATGTAGTAAGGACGGCCGGGAACGATGGACTCAGAGTCCGGAAGGGTGACGGCATAAGCCGCACCCGCAACCGCGTGGACGTGATAGTCGTTAGCGGTGAGAGTCGTAGCCGCCGTGACGGTACGGAGAGTAAAAGCCTGTGGATCGGTACCCGACATGGGGATCTCCTTACAGAGGAAGAAGGGGGGCCCGAAGGCCCCCCAACTAACTTACGCAGCCACTCGCGCGGACGCAGCGGACTGGGCGACGATCAGAGACTCCGGGCGGTAGAGCGTCCAACCAGCAACACCGTACCAACCGAAAGGCTGGTGACGGGTGAGCTTGTCGACAACCGGACCCTGGACCGTGTGGAACTCCTCCGCGACAGCCTCGGCAAGAGCCTGCTGACCGGTGAAGTAGGTGTTGAAGACACGGGTCTGAGTAGCACCCGCACCAGCACCGGACTGAACGTTCTGGACACGCTGAGTCTCGATGTAAGCCGCACCGTGGTACGCACCGATCTCACCAGCCCAGATGTTGCCAGCCGCGCTGTAGTTGTGCGGAGCACGCCAACCGGCCTCGCCGGTCTCACGCTGAAGATCCTCAGACACCTGCGGGTGGATGTACGCGGTGTAGTAGCTACCCTTGTTGGGGTGCACCTTGTTGGTGCGAAGCTGCGTCACGGCGCGGCGAGCCATGTCCGAGTTGAACACGGAGTTCGCCAGAGCCGCACCAGTCTGAGAGTCGATCGCAGTAAGGGCGACAGGGTTGGTAGGCGTGGAGCCGAAACCATAACCCAGAGCACCAGTCGCACCGCTACGGCGGAGCGTCTGAGTGCCCGCAGCCAGAACATCCTGAACAACACCGTCAATAGTGTCGATCATGTTCCAGGCCACGATGTTGACGAGACCAGCGGTCACGTCGGTGAAGCTGAACAGGTCCAGCTTGTTGGACACGAGGATCGCGTTACCGTACTCGTTCAGAGTAACGGAGACGGTCGTCGGGTTACCGGCAGAGACCGCGTCTGGGTCAACCAGCTCGTTAAGCGGAGTCTTCTGAACCGCGAGGTCGCGGTACAGCTCAAAGGTAACCGAGCTACCCGGCATGGCCTGCTGGACAGGGCGCTTGTCAGCGATCTGACGGAACAGGGTGGCAGAGCGTAGCTCGAATTCCAGCGCACGGTCGAACGTGGGCTGGACAAGGTTCGCCATTGCGGCGGTACCAGTGTAGGCGTTAGCCATCACATCTCCTAGGAGACATGGATCTTAGTGCGTAGTCTTCCAAGCACCAATGAGATCCTGAATAGAGTTAGCATCAGCGATCTTGTGAGCTAGTGCATCAGCGTTACCAACACCCTGACCGGAAGCTCCCGCTTCCGACATGCGCTGGAACTGCTGAGCCATGGAATCCGGCAGCGTAGGCGCCGGAGCCATTGGAGTCACAGGACCACTTGTAGTTACTGGGGCCGCCTGCTGCGGCTGCGCCCCACCAAAGATGGACTGCATCGTGGTTGCCCACTCACGAACCTTTTCAGGGTCGTTCTCTCCCCGGTACTGCGATGCAGCCTCGGCGGGGATACCGAGCTGGCTAAGGGTGGACTCAACCTTCTGACGGGAAAGCTCTGCCTGGATCGCGGCCAGCTGATCCTTCAGCGCCTTGTTTTCCGCCTGCTGGTTTTCTGCAAACTGTCGTAGACCTCCGCCGCCAGGCTGTTCGTTGTTGCTGGCCGGGTTACCGTCGTTCGCGTCGTCAAAACCCCAGTTGCTCATGTGATACTCCTATTAGATGGTTGTACGCCAAGAAGCGTGGGGCTAGGGAACCCCACGCTTAGCTCGTACCGTCAGGGCTTGCGGATACGAGACAGTCTTGCCTGACTTAGACTGTCTGGTCTGGATGGCAGGATTCGAACCTGCGACCACTCGGATCCAAGCCGAGTACGCTGACCGCTGCGCTACATCCAGTTGCGCTCTTCCCCAAGGATTCGAACCTCGACCAACAGGTTCAGAGCCTGTTGTGCTGCCGATTACACCAAGGAAGATTGGCACGGGCTAGAGGAATCGAACCTCTGTGCTCGGTTTTGGAGACCGATGCTCTACCACTGAGCTAAGCCCACGCGCTTGTTACCTCTGGCCGCCTCGCTGAGCGAGACCGCTTCGGGCAGTTCCTGCTGAGCCAGAGAACTGGCCACGTTCCTGTGTGGTCAGGCGACGCTTCTGTTCGGAAGCTGCCGTACCACCACGGAAGATGTCCTCTTCCGCTTGACGCTGTGTCCAGCCTCCACCGTAGATCTGTCCGAGTGTGGACATAGTGGAGAACTCGTCTCCTATCTTAGCATACGCCTGGGCTGCCTGCTCCCTAGAAATGCCAGAAGTGGCAAGTTCTTCAGCGTATCGCTGATCGAACTGAAGTCCTCGCTGGAGAGCCTCGGCACCGATGGCAGCCTGTGCGGCTGCCTTCTGGATGAATGGCATCGCCCTTCCCTGATCGAGGAAGTACGCTGCGATCTCACCCTGGCCAATGCCCATCTGCTGAAGGGCCTGCTTGTACGAGGTGTTGGCGAGGACGCTGGCCTGAGTGGCCAGGTCCACACGATCCTTCAGTTCGGTCGGAGACATGTCTCCGGTGAGGAAGCTGGTGAAGTCGTCGTTGCTGTCGTAGAAGCCCTTCGGAAGTCCACTGGCCTTCATGATCTGGCGGTAGCTGTTCTCCGTGGCGATATACTCAGCGGGGCTGAGGACGGAGAGGCCAGCCTTCCTTCGCTGCTCATTGGCAGCGAACCTCTTCTTGTACTCATCCGTGTCCTGTAGCAGGATCGAGATGGTATC